GAGCTCAGGGGATTTCATGACATAAAAAGATTTTTGTTAAATCCTTCAAAAGTAGGTCATTATAATAAGGCGGTTTTCCTTGGAGCCAAGTTATTAGATATAGGTCTAGAACAGCTTAATATAAACAATATTATAAACAGTCAATTGGAAAAATCTGATTTGTTATGCATAAATAGTACCAAATCTTGTGTTCCTGAATTAGTAAGGTACGCAAAAAGAACTTCATTGCTAGATGACCAAATAATCGAATCTTTAATTCAAATTGAGCAAACAAGCGGAGCACTATCAACAGCTTATAAAACAAACTTAGGAACTGAAAATAGTGGTATCACTGAGTATAAGAAAAAAAGAATAATAAAACAAAACAAGGCAACAAGAAATACCAAGGTTCTGGAATATACAACTACAAAGAAAAAAAGGATGTTATGGGAAGATATGAAGTTTGGAATGAGTACAAAAATTTTAACAGATATTACGGATTTGGAGGAACTAGTTGTCATGAAAGGAACAAATAGAGTTAAGGTTCATGACTCAACAATTTATTTAAGAAGTGTATTAGGGATTACAAATCTTGTGGAGCTTGCTACTTGGAATATTTTAAAGAACAAAAATAGAGTTGTTGCAGATATTTGCATAAAAGCTCAGTATGGTTCTAAAAGAGAATTTTATGTTATAAATCATGGTGCAAAAGCAATGGCAAAAGTAGTGGAAATAATGCATAAAGAGGTTTCAAAAAGACTAGAGTCTGAGATGATATCATCTAAAGGTGATAACAAAATGTCTGAAATTCAACACATTGTCGATAAAGCAAGTTTAAGGAATCAAGCTGGAAACTTGACAACATTCTATTGTAATGGTGACTGCACTAAATGGTCAGCTTGTGAAACAATGGAGTGCTTTTCTAGCTTTGTGGATGGATTTAGTAATGCAACCTTTTCACCAGATCACAAGATCTTTATGAAAACAGTGTTTGAAGGTTGGATGAACAAACAGATTTTTGTTCCTGCACCATTACTAAAAAATCGATTTTACAAGAAAGCTGGTATTTTAAATGAAAATACTATATCAATGTTTTCAAGTCAAAACTTTTTACAAGGAATGTTTAATTATTTATCTTCAAACAAGGCAGTCGCTTGCACAAATTTTACTGAGTTTGTCTGGAAAAAGCTTTATCCTAATTCACCTATAAAATTGGAACATATTGAACATTCTGATGACTATGCATTAATTTGTTTGATGGAAAACCATGATGAGTTTGCAAAGTTCCGCAAGCTACATAAAATTATAATGAGATTGTTTGGTATAAATGATAGTATAAAAAAAACAAATAATCAAAGGTTTTTATTAGAATTTGTCTCCTTAATATCCTTTAATGGTGTAATGGTTTATCCTGAGATTAAAAAGGTAAAAGAAGTAGGCTTGAACATAGGTTGTCTAGGATTCCAGAGTGACATTTCTACGACAATCAGTCGAGTAGGCGAAGCAGTTAGAATGGGAACATCACATGGTGTTGCATATGCAATGATGAGAATACAAAATATTCGAATTGCGGAATCATATAGTCTTTTTACATTCAACAACCAGATGGAAGACTCTTTAAGGAAATATATAGCAAACATGCCTATTGAATTATTCGGCTTACCTGACATACATCCATTATTCACAAGTTTAGCAAGTGGGAATTGTAATAATTATCGACTTTATATGTATGGTAGTGAGCTTGCAAAGCAAATGTTGAAAACACTGTTTTATCTGGGTTCCAGGAAAAGTGAAAATCTTGAAGACACAGTGTTATTCGAAGAACCCAGCACATTCTTTACACCGAATTACAATTTTTTGAAAGAAACGTTGTATATTAAATCAATAAAAAAACATTTAAAAATGACCTTCTCAGAGGCTATTGAGAACTTTAAATCACATCCTATAGATATGCTCTTGAAACCAGTGGATTTACAAAGGCAAATAAGTTGGCTTAGAAGCAAGTATTATCAATCTAGTTTTGCTGAAGCGTATATGAGACAAAGTCGTGTCAAAATGCAGCTAAGGCTTTCACACTTTGTTCGGTCTGGGTGTCTAACTGGTCATATTGAGGATGAAGGTAATTTAGTTTTCCAATTAAATAAGATATTATCAGAGAAGTGTAGTATCAATGAATACCTTGATTGCATAATAGACTTGATACATGATGAAAAACTTATACTTGAAAGTGACCAATTCATCAACAATCCGTATTGTAAAGATATGTTTATACTTGCATGCAGTGGGTTTGACCTTTGTGTTCAAAATATATATCAGTCTATTCCTGACACACAATTCATGTTAATTGAATCTCCTATAGTACCCATGAGAGCATTTAGGGAACCAAAGAAACCGAGTCCAATACAAATACATAGTGAAATCGGTGTTTTACTCCAATATGTTTTTTCTAAAGCAGATTTTATTGCTGACGGAAGGAATTTCTTAGATGCTGGTAATGCCTTAAAGGACATTACTGAAACAATAAGATTAAGGAAAACAATACCTCAAGAGTTTTCAGAGTTACATAAGATCAAAGTTATGAAAGAAATTTTGGATTGCTGCAAAACCAAGCAAAAGGTGTCATTATGCTCAAGCAAACCACAGGATTACAGTGACTATATTTTAACATCATTACGAACAAAATGTTATCCCGGGTTTAGACTAATTGTACCTGATATAGAAAAACCATTATTAAAGGATATTGGTGACAACTTAACATTGCAGACAATATTCCCGAGAAAGCAGCCTACTGAGTTTTTTGAGTCTTTAGCTTTAGGCGATTTAAGTATGTTTTTAGCTTATTTTATAGCTACTACTGATGAAGATGACCTTGAGGATGATTTAGATGGGTTATTTGAAAAAATGTCTTATGTGAATCCCTTAACACAAATAAAAACAGATATACCTTCTTGGCTATTAAAATTAAGTGAGCTTTATATCCAAGATGAACTTTTACTGAGTATGGAGCATGAAAGAATACTAGGATTCTTTTCATTATATGTAAATAGTGATTATAAAGTTATCAATAAAATGCTAAAGAAAGCACTTCATTTCGTTTATCGATATGAACAGAATGCACCACAATCAGGATTTACAACAGTGTACTTTAACTTACAAGGATATTGTTACAAAGGCATATTTCCTGAAAAATCTAGTGGATTAAAGTTAGCACGTGATGGAAGTGACTGCAAATTGTATTTCAATCATTATAACATTTCTCATATACCAAGGGCTTTCCTAGCATTAAAAAGATTGGCACATCGGATTTCCTTGGGTATGTTCTTGACAAAACATGAGATATCAACAGTTGATGATATACCAAGGGCTGCACATGTACAAGAGGGCGGACTTTTCAAAAACAGTGCTGCAAAAAAAGTTACCACAGGTGATAATCCAAAAATGGAAGTGCCAATACCTTGTTATAAAATTTTAGATCGAATTTTTGTAACCGGGGGAACAACAGATGAGATGCATGTTAAGTATACAATTGATATTGAAAATATACAAATAAAAGCAGGAAAAGCAAAAGTTTTTAGTTTACCATTTGAAAGACTACTTCAATGTAATGATTTATGTTTTCCAGATCGATTTTCAAATAGTTTTCCAATGAATTTGAATTATATGCTTACTGATAATCGATTAAAAGCATTAATCAATAATGTTGATAACTTCCATTTTGGAGAAAATTTTATCAAGGTAAACAAGTGGGGCAAGTCTAATCTAAAAGCCATTGAAAAAGAGTTATTTGGAAAATTAATTGACATGGAAATACAAACTATCGTTCCCCCAGCTAAATCAGAAGAAGTGCAATCCAAACAAGAAGATTTACTACTGGAAGGGAAAACAGAAAAGCTTGCAAGCCAGGCAAGTCTAGGGGAATTAGGTAAAACAATAAGTGGTATTAAACTAACAGAAAATGAAGAAGAAATTTCTCAAGAAAACTTGTCTTTAGATTTACCAATTCAAGCAAAAACTGATGTTGAATATATCTCTGAGGAATATAAGGATGAAGAGGAATATCAAGATGTGATGCTAAACCGACCATTACAACCTTTCTTAGAAATAAGTGGAATAGAGATTACGGAAAATACCTATAATACAACACCTTTTATGTTAAAAGAATTTAAAAACAGAATCCACAATCATATGGGATTGCTGAGTTATAAGTTTTTGATGACTGAAAATCAAACTGTATTTTGTGGGAACAGTAAATACACAATCACCAAGTTTTTAAATTTAATTGTACGCGATGATTTTGAATATTTAGATAATAAATTGAAAAGTATTATTCTAAAGGGAATTAAGTATTATATTAGTTTAGGAAGAAACACATCACCCATAGATCTTGATAAAAAAACAGGACTTGCACACTCAGTTTTACAGAAGAAAACAAAATTTTATAAAGCTTTCTCACAAGACTTAGATACTAACATGTTCAAAATTTATCAAAATGACCCAAGATGCCAGATATTAAGCACACCAGACAAAAGGAAGTATGCAGTTATGACAATTACAAATCCAGAAATGTTAAAATTAATAATAAAACAAGAATACACAGCTGTAACAGAAGAAAACCATCCTGCAATACTCATGTGTATTCAGGAAGCACAAGAACAAATTGCCAGGGATGACAGAAATCAGTTATATAAAGATTTCTTTTG